AATATCTTTTTGTTGGCTTCTTTCGGCGGCCGCAAGCCTTTGTATTAGTCTTTCTACACTTGGTAGATTTACTGGTACATTATTTTGAGACATTACTTAGTACCTGTTTCATTTCGATCTCGGTTTTAAAAGGTCCTTGATATTCGTAGCGTTGTAGAGTAATGAGTTTAGGACAGAAACTCTTAACCCATCCTTTATCGAAACGAATAACATAATATCCGGCACAGTAAAGGCTTTTACTATCTCCGCTCTTAGTAAACAGTGGTAGTTTTCTTTTAACATCAAACATTGCATTGTGAGGTGCGGCCGAAGTTGCATAGCCGTGTACCTCATTTGGTTCTGCACCATCTGCTTCTTTAATGATCTTTGCAACAAAGAAGTTTTTACCAAATTCTCTAGTTAGGTCAACTTTCGTTTGATAAATTTTAATTCCTGTACTATTACTTAGAACAAAACGATTATCCTCATTTTTCCTAAGTGTGGCGTATTTTGTTCCGTCTTTCTCGACGATCCAAAATTTATTTTCAATAATCGGTTTAGCATGTAAGTCTGTCATACGGTATACCTCGCATTAAGTGGTTCGGCATAGGCCTGAGCTTGCTCTGAAATTTTCTTTAAATCGTATAGGTTGCAGAATTTGATAAGTCTAATTCCTACCTGGCTGATATTTTTATTAGCCGATGTAGCAGTAGTGATAGTTTCTGTAATTATCTTTTTAATCTCTTCAGGTTGTGCGGACAGATCGATCAACACTCGATTCCGTTCATAGTCGTCTAGCACACGATGTTCTCGACCTTCGTGGTCGGACCAACGTTGCAACATCATATTGTTCCACGAGTAGCCTTTTGAGTCTCGATCACCGTAGGCCTCACGGAGACCAACCTTATTCTTTGTGCCTTTTTCCCGTACTCCCGGATATGCAGAGAATACATTGTCTGAGGTATCGCCTCGCATACATTTCTCAAAGAGTAGCCACTGGGGGTCCGGAGCGACTTTTGGCAAGTTAGTTTTTTTATCAATGACGTGCTGATTCTTTTTATCAAAGTAGCCTTCGTGTGTGATTGTGGTTTCGGTAACGCCATTATATTGTTTGACATTTGGTGCAATGAGCTGTACAAAATCTGTGTCTGTGCTGATGATCACGTGATTATCGTTTGGATGACTTTGAATCCAACCTGCAATTAAGTCATCTGCTTCTAGCTGAGAATTTTGCAAGACTGTGCAGTTGGTCTTTTCTGTTACAAATTCTTTAAATGTATCAAATGCTTCCCAAAATACACGTTCTTCTTCTTGCTCTCTTTCGCTGTGTGCGGCACGAGCATCAGAACGATTGCGCTTATAGGGAGCATAATGATCTTTGCGCCAGCTACGTCCCTCTAGGCAGAATACCACGTGACTGCCGCCAAAGTCTTGCCAGGCCTTTTTAATACTGTTGAGAGTAATGTGAAAAGCCATACCTAGTTTGATATCAGCGTCACCGTTGATAACGTGTCTAGCACGAAAAAATGTGTTTGCTGTATCTACTAAAATATAAGTCATTTATTGTTTCTTTTTACACTTTGAATATCAATAACGCCGGTATTAACAGCGCCTCCAAAATCTCCGTCAACTACTACATTAGCACAGAGTTCACGGAACCATCGATCTACAATTTCTTCGTCGTTATCTCCGTCAAAACCATATCCCTCTTGCTTTAATTTTAACACAAAATGGTCATTCCAGTCAAGCTCAAAAAACCCGTTGCGTACATTATCTTTGTTAATATGCGTATTGAGAACACCTACCCAGGGTTCTTTTAATTTGGTTGCACGATCTTTTGGCGTTAATTTGGCAATTTCTTCTGCTTCTTTTGCCTTCTCGGCTTCTTGTCTAGCACGTTCAGCTTCTCTTTGATGAGTTGCGGTATTGTCTACAGCTTTTTCTAATCTAGATTCAGCGTCTGCAATGGTTTTTTCTAACTTGTCTATACCAGTTAGACGTTTAAATAACTTTGCGAACATAGTTTCCCCATTTTAAACAGAACATCATACAGTCTGGTTCGTTTTTAAAAATTAATTTTGTATACTTTCCATCTTTTAGTTCTATATCAAGATCTATATTTTCTAGAAGATAATCAGAAAACATATCCCAATATTTTTTATCAAATATAGCAATTTTCATTTTAAGTCCCCCACTCATTTTTAAACAATGGCACCTGCAATCTATCACTGTAACGCAACCCTTTTTTCATTGCTAGATCCGCTACTATGCGATTGTTTAATGCGTAAACACTTTCCACTCCGCCCACAGGCATTAGATAAACGTGTCCTGTAAATCCTGCCTTACGATACGCAGCAATAGCACATTCTGCATCGGCAAAGTCTTTTTCTGTAGCAATAACAAATTTCAAATAGGCTGTGCCAACTTGTTCGTATTCGCAAACAATTTCTGGTTTAATGGCATCTTCCCAAGACTCACCGCTACAAGGAAGTTTAGCACTTACTGAGAATGTGATTTCACATACAGGTCCACCATGGTGATAAGTTCTCATCTGCCACTTCCTCAAATATTCTTTAAACTCTGGAGTAAGTTTTTGAGTACCATTTGTTTCAAAGGTAATTTCTTTAAGACCTGCCATCTTGGGATGATCTAACAACTCTGGATAAGCTCGTTGCCAACCTAGCAAGGGTTCGCCGCCTGTAATAACTAGATGCTCGTCCTTCCACTCATTGAAGGGCAGTATCTCCATGATTCTGTCTGCAATGGCGTCTGATGTAAGCATAGGACTAAGGTCCTTAAAACGTGGATCCCAAGAAGCATAACTATCGCAACCAGTACTAACCAACGGAAGTTCTTCATAGACTTTAAATTCAGTGATGCGTTCAGCAATAGATTCAACTTCTGTGCTTAGTTCGCCTCTAGGCATACCAAAACCTGCACATTTAAAGTTACAACCAAATGTGCGTAAGAACACACTAGGCACACCCATATAGCGGCCTTCACCTTGAATGCTGTAAAACAGCTCTGCGATTTTAATTTTACTCATAGTTTATTATACACTCTTTTTCTCTAAAGACCAAGAACCATCTCCCCGATCCTTCCATTCCAATGTGTCTCCTTCTTTCCAACCTGCTTGTTCTAGTAGGTCTGGAGGAAATTGGAGTATGGCATCTCCAGTTTCTGGATCTTCATCAACGGTTAAGGTCCAGGAGTTGCGATTCTGTCGCTCAGTAACATCTTGCATATAAAAGCGTCCTCTTCTGTGTTAAAATAAAATGTCATCTTGTCCGTCTCGGGACTGTATCGAAATCGATTGCCAGGCAATCCAAACACTTCAATGACCATAGCGCAGGTTTCATTCCACCAAAAACCGTCTTGGCCGGAGTGCCAGGGAACAATAACTTCAGTACTCATTCGGGTAACTGTCTAAATCTTTGTAAAAAACTTTCTAGATAACAACTATATTCTCTAGGAGGATTGCCTTGGTCATCTCGATAATGCACCCAAATATTTTTATCTTCTTCTACTAAGGCAAGAATAATAAATTTTTTGCCTTCTCCGGCCCACCATCTTGTACCTGTTTTAATCATTTTTCATTCCTTGTCAAAACACTTGTCAATCCAGCCAGTAACTGCAACTATCCAACCAAAACTTTCGGGCTCACCCCAATAAAGAACAGCCAATACAGTAGCCATACCAGTGATTAAAATTGCTAGTATTTTTTTCATTTCCGATAATTTCCTTTTTCTGGTATCACGTGACGAACTCCGCCTGTAGGATCTTCCATATCACCTGTACGTCTTGGAATAAGATGAACGTGTGGCCATTCTACAGTCTGCCCAGCCGCCGGGCCATAGTTTAGGCCTACATTAAAGCCATCCCATTCCCCGCTAATGACTCTTTTAATTCCGTCACGTACAGCATCTTCAAAAGCATCCATTAACACGCCTACAGTATTGTATTTAGGCACAAATAATAAATGGCCTTCAGTTACGGGATACTTGTCTTTAAATATCTTTACGTGAAAATCTTCTTCTACTAGATCAGTC